GTGGCCTTGACAGCCTCTTCTGCTGAGACAGCCTTACGCACATACTCGTACTGTCCATCAGGAAAGAATTGAACTACGTTATACAGTTCCATTATTCTTTCTCCTTCGGCATCAGGTGCATCAGTCCGCGTCCGATCAACGCTTCCCTTAGCAGCATTATTACGACTTCCTCTTGAGTCTTCTTATCCTCGCCCATGATGTAGCGGACGAGAATCCAAATGACTTCTTCAGTAGTTACGCTCATTTCTTCTCCCTTATCAGTAGAGGTCCAATTTCATTCATCTCGTGAGTATTGCACCACACGTCGAGTCTCCCATTGATGATAACGGGAGGATTATTGCCCACATTGATACGCTTACCACAGAGTACACACGGAGCATAGAAGTAGCCCGGATTCTCTTTATTCTCTACACGCCCGCGTGTGACATTGTGCTCGTCGTACTTCATTTGACACCTGTCAGTTCGTTTGCCATTCGTTTGGCATCTTCTCTTGATATCCCGCTGGATAGCAGAATACGATACACCTTGCGGCCTTGTCTGGTCATAGCTGGCTCTTTCAATACCTTCTCAGGTTTCAATCGAGCACTTTTCTTGACCTTCTCAACACGCACTACACGAGGCTTAGGTGGATGACACCACGGCCAAGTAGATTGAATGTCACTCCAACTCCTAGCTGATGACGTACCATCTAGAATAGCCTTGATGGTAGCCTGTTCAGCAGCTTCATTGAACCAGTGTATCTCCCACTCAGCAGGGATAGTCCACGGTGAATAGTTAGTCTTCATCAGTTAGCTCCAATAGGTCTGATAAAGCCCACCATACTAGATGATGGGCTCTACAGAACTACTGACCCAACTTCGCCAGTGCCTCACGAGCCATACGACCGAGTTCTTCACGGTCATCAGCAGTGAGTGCCTTCATCTCTGCCATCTCCACCTTTCGACCACCGAGTTCAAAGTACTTCTTGATCAAGGTGACGTTGCTCACAATCGGTGTCGTCTGTTCAGTCATGTCTTCATCGTCTCCACGGTATTTCGGTTCGTCCTCATACGCCCACTCAGCATCCCATACCATTAGTTCTCATCTCCCAACACTTCATTCAGTTCAACAGTCAGCTTCGACAGAATGGTGATGAGACGAGTGCGCATCTCTTGGGGTACTCTCATATCAAGAGTCTCCGATACTGTTCGGAAGACCTTGATGACAGTGGTGAGAACCAGAATCTCCTCTGGCTCCAGCTCAACAGTTACGGTGTACTTCTTGTTAGTAATCATCAGTTACTCCGGGCACCTAGATGCCAAGATAGCCCACAACACCACAACACAGATGATGATGGTTGGAAGTTTATCCATCACTTCGCTTCGAGTTCGACGACCTTCTCGTACGTTACATCCTGCGTGAGTGCCAACATACCTTCACTGGTGAGGTTGTCACCGATGTAGTCCACGATGGCATCCTTCAGCTCCTCAGCAATCTCGCTGATGACATCAGGATTGGCGTCGTTGTCGAAGAACACGCGGAACTCGATGTAGCTCTTGAGTTTCATTTCATCTCCTGTATGGAGTGTTCAGTTTGGATGGCCCTACAGCCTGCATAACCAGCCAGACCGAGGGCCACCACTACTAGACTACTTAGCAGCAAGAACCTTACGATTCTTCTTAGCATTGTGTGCATTCACGATGCTTGCAGCGAGGTCACGCATCATTGCGTCCTCATTCCACTTCGGCGCTTCACCCTTGTTGTGTACATCATGGAACTGTACACGCTTGCGCTCATTGATGTCATCCAGCTTCGAGTCTATCGCTGTAAGACCTTCAAGATGAGCGTAGACAGCAGAAACAGAAGTAGCAGTAGAACCGATACGGATAAATCGCCCTTCACACTGCTCCTCTTTTCCGGGATTCCACTGCCTTTCATGCATGATGCAATCAGAACAGGTCTGGAGGTTGAGTCCTTCACCTGATGCCAATTGACTAGCAACCATGATGACACGCGGTGCTTTATTGAATGCTTCACACATCTCAAAGCGCGCCATGCCATCCAAGTCCGCGTCCAACTTCATCACTGGAATGTCAGGATACTTGTTCTTCAACTCATCATACAGGATAGCCTGTACATCCTTGTGATGAGCGAACACGACCAGCTTCCTATCAGTGTTCTCGATGAACTCATCAACATACTCCAGAGTAGCAGGCACCTTCGCGATAGCAACGAGATGACGCATCTTCTGCATAGCAGCAATAATCATCATGCCGCTAATCTCGCCCATCTGGTCCTCATACCACTGTACGAATGACTCTACTGCCTCATCATAGACAGCTTCCTGTGAGTCATCCATCACGACGTTGAGTTTGGTTCGGTTCACCAACGGTAGTTCTGGCATCACCTCTGTCCTCTCTCGTCTAATGAGGATTTCCTTGGTGTAGTCCTTGAACTGTGGAATACGCTTGATTCCACCTTCCTTGATGTACTGTCCCTGATAGTAGTAGCTCACCCACTGACGCTTGAACTCAGCTTCAGAGGAGAACTTCATCGGTGCCAGCATGTTCAGGACAGGGAACAGCTCACTACCACGATTGTTCCAAGGAGTGCCAGAGAGAGCAATAACTTTGCGCTCCTTGACTACCTTACGAACCATCTGCGTCCTGCTAGAATCCACGTTCTTAATCTGCTGACACTCATCGAGTACCACGCACTTGATGCCAGCTGCATCAAACTTCGTGATATCGAATCCACTCGTCACCACTTTGCCAGACTTGAGAGTGCGTGACTTAGACACCAGCATGTCATAGCTGATGATGTAGTGCTTGAATCCCGGCCACAGATTGTCCTTCGAGGACTGAATGACCTGTGGAATGTGACCCGGCATCCAATGAATGATGAACGATGCGAACTGATACTTCAGACCAGCCTTGACAAGCCACAAACAAGGGATGCAAATGTCTGGATTGAAGTAAACCACGCCACCTGCCTGAACTGTCTTTCCGAGGCCCATCTCATCGAGGATGGCAGCACCTTTATTGACAGCTAGACCAGACTCAACGAATCTCATGCCTTCCAATTGGAAGTCATAAGGCTTGTGACGGTCACACAGTGCGCATGTATTCTTGACCCAGACATGCTCGCAGTCAAGTCTACCACCTGTCTGGAACAGGTGATATGGTGTGCCCTTCGGAATCTTCTTGACAATCATGTGGCCACACTCAAGCGAGATAAACTTCATATCTGGCTCAGTGTCACCCTTGACTACAAGAGTCTTCTCAGACTTCATGACAGCGACTTTGCCGCACTTCGGGCACTTGTCCTGTAGTCTGGTCACATGATACTTCGGAGTGCGGATTACCTGCTCATCGAATGTCACTTCAACATCTGCGCCTGACCGAATGGCGTCGATGATGTCAGGAGAGAGTGACAGGTTAGAGCATGGCATCGTGTTATCGCATCCGATTTCACGTGCTTTATCAGCCCACACCGCGTCATGCCCATGTCCCTGACACAGCGCGTGTGCTACCTCATGCTTGATTGTATTGATTACATCAGCATCAGGATGGATGTCGATGTGATGTGCAGACAAGATGATACACTTGTCTTTGTAGGAACAGAGACCAAGGAACTTTGAATCAGCGTTCTGATTCAGTCTCACATGCCAGTCTGAAAGACCGTGCTTATTCAGCTCGTCTCTCAACATCTGGCTTGCTTGCTGTCTAGTCATATATCGTCCTTGCGGATGTGCGATACAGTGTGAAACTACTGAGCTACAGGAAGGTCCTTCTTGAGCATCTTGCAGAGTTCGATAGCAGCGTCCTCATACGAGATGTTCTTGGACACTACCAACGAATGAATCGCAAGCCATGACAGACCATACTTCTCAGCAACACGCTTGGACTCTGCCATGTTAGCCGTCACGCTCTGCTTATTAGCGCGTGGCTTGCGTGTAGTCTCGCCCTTGATGGCCTTCTTTGTAACAACAGCAGGTGTATAGCTGATGTTGAACTTCTTGTACTTCTCTCGCTCAGCCTCACGGAGAGTAGCGATGTAATCCATCGTACCCTGACGGAATCCTGCGCGCTTATTTTCCTCTGCTACCTTCTTCTCATTGAGACTGAAGATAGTCTCAGTGAACTGAGCGATGTATTTCTCAGCTGTCTGGACCAACACTTCATTCTTCTTCTCAGCAGGAATAGAATCATCAGCCTGAATAGCCGCGTGTAGCTCGATGAAACTCGTTGTACCAGCGTTGTAGATGTCTGCCTTGAGCTGAGTATTCCCAATCTGCTTGAGAGACTCAGCCACGACATTAATCTTCTTGCTGGACTCCATCGCATCCACTTCAGCCTGATAGCACATCAGGCAAAGCTGATAAGATGACCCCGGTGCCTTGAATAGGTCTACATCTACTTTCGGGCACGCATCACACTCACCAACAGCAAATGGCTTCATTATGCTCTCCTCTTATTCTGAGTTGAGCGAACAGGGATGTTCAGAGTGACCTGCTTAGGTGTAGATTGAACTGGAATGGATGAGTGACGCGCGCATGTTCCAGTACGCTCATTCACTACATCTGAATGCTGGGAGGTGATGTCTGACGGGAGCCGACGAACACGCTTGATACGACGGCAGATGGTGCAGTAGAATCTCTTCATTTTCTCGTCCTTTCGGATTGGCGAGTGATTCGCATCTGGATACATCTTCAAAATAGATATATCCGGCTGGGGCTTGGTCCCGCGTCCATTATATCACAGGTGTCTATACACAAAATCTTGTGTCCTCTATGGGACAAAGCACAAGGGGTTGGGGTGTCAGCCGATTGACACCCCCTCCGAGTAATTTTTACACGATATTTCTATTCTGTCTCTTTGTCCTTATTAAGTTTCTTTTCCCATTTCGCGTTTACTCTGTCCCAATCATCCTTAGTTGCTTTAGAATCGTGAGAATCATAGGCTAGTAGAGTGAATCTAAAATCACTCAATTTTGCTTCCCCCAGATAAGGCTGCAAAATGAGAAATAATGGATTGACTTCCTTAGTCTTAAAGACTAGTCTATATTGATTTTCATAATTCTTTATTTCACCCATTTCTACGATGTGTTGAAATCGTTTCAATATTTCAACATTACTTAAATTCTGATGAACAAAACATTGCATTCCACATGCTACATGTTGTGTTCTTGGATGTGGTTCTTGACGGTAATAAAAGACTTGACCTGCTCTATTGAACAGGTCTGCACACCAGATAATGTCATCTATTTGCATGTGCAATCTCCACCTTCATAGATGCTACAATCGGCTGAATGACCATCGCCTCTGCATTCAAGACATCGAAGGACTCCATCGTGTGATTGCGCGTAGTTCAATCCACGATTATCCACTGAATACATCTCATCACAATCAGGACATACGGCTATCTTACCGTCAAGTAAGTGCGTAAGGCCTAAGTGAACGAAGTATGTGCATCCAGCTAATGTACACTTCCATGTCTTCTTATTGATTAGTGCGAGTCTGTGCGGATGCTTGGCCATGTGTCTCTCTCCTTAGTTGTCTAGAGCCGGTGCCACAAGGACTATGCCAGCGAAGTGTATCCCTGTGTGTGTCAGTGTATCATGCCTGCCAAACGATGTCAATGTCCAATTTCGAGGACAGGAATGGCGAAATTCAAATGCTGGCACCTCTAAAAAATTCAAAAAAAAAAAAGAAGACATTAGAAGTATTAGTATTGTTTTACTTACCCGAGGTGTCCCCTAAACAGGTCAATCGTGCCGTATCGGGTAGGATACAGAGACACACACACTCACACACTTATAAAAATCCTGAGATGTATATTGAGACCGCGCACAGCAAAAATCCTATAGGCGTAGCCTAATTATTCTCAGGCATGACTATGCATGACCATGCGCACAGAGACGCGCACAGCAGTCCACCTATCTCGCTAGAGATTCAATTATTTGAATTGGATGCACAGAAGTCGCGCACAGAAGATGCGCGGACGACGAAGTCGTACATGTATGTACGATACAGGCAGGAAGGGAGGCCCGGAGATTTCTCCCCAGGCCAGGCAGGAGGTGAGCCCGGATATTGAGTCCGGGCCTTGCTGGTCTAACTACTCCGCGTCGTCTTCCCACTTGAGGCGGAGTGACGAGGCCGCCGTCTCACGTGCGGTGTCCTCATCGTAGTAGCCCGAGGACATCAGAACCTTGAACAGTTCGCGCAGGCGAATCTGGTCGTTGTTGTTGATGTCCTGCTTCTCGATGCCCATCTCGTCCAGAATCCGGTTCTGCTCCGCCTGCCGAGCGCGAGTGATACGCTCCGCGTTGCGAACCTTGAGCATCTGCGCCAGCGTCAACTCGTCCTTCGCGTCAGCCACTTCCTGCGGCTTCTCATACAGATTGACTTCGAAGGGGAACTCCAGAACCGGGCTGAAGTTCTGTCCGCGTGCCGAGCCACAGGTGCCGGTCTTCTTTACAGTCTTCATGTTGTCTCTGCTCTCTCTGCTCCCGGTGTCCGCCGGGCCGGTGTCGGTGAAACCTCCGACCCACTGAGTATCTCACGGCGCGGGTTTGGCGTCAACTACTTTGTTGGCTCTCACGAGAAAAAATCGAAATATTTTTTTCACTCATATTTTTTTTTATTTGTCAAGCCACAAGATGTAGTGGTCCACCGGGTACACCCCTGTATCTTGGGGCTTGACACAGCACGCGCAGCGGGTGGCGTAGCAATCGCAGGACTTGGGATAGATATATCCAGAGAAGGTAGGAGTCCCCTTATTTTCTGTAGAAAAAATAAAATTTCAAACTGAGTTCACCCTTTGTTCGCCTTGGACCTAACCCGTTGAAAATGAAGGACTTAAAGGGCTTGACAACTCGGCCCTCCTGTGTTACTTTACAATTGGCCCCAAAAGGCCCATCCCTATACATCTTAATTTCGAAGGTATTTATAGGATAGGTGTATCTATGCCAATCGGAATCGTTTCAGACAAGGACTTGGAACGAGAACTCAATAGTTATAAACCAGCTAAGCCTCTGGTTGTGACTGGTACTATTCTTCCACCTGAACCTACTCCATCTGTTGAAATCATACAGAAGGAAAAGAAGGGACGTAAAGAGGGAGATGTAAACGTACCAGACTCCATCCGTGCAATCATAGGCGAAGAGGCTCTCTTAAATGGGCGCTCCGCGGCTGTAGATCTAGCACAAGAGTTTGGAATTAGTAAGTCTTCGGCAAGTGCGTATGCTGTAGGTGCGACTAGTACTACTTCATACAACCAACCCAAGCAATCCATCCTGTCAGTAATCAATAAGTCTCGTGAAAGAGCAACTAGGCGTGCAGCTAAAACTCTCAATGCTGCGCTTGGTTCCATCACGCAGGAAAAGCTCGATTACATGGATGCAGACAAACTATCCGGCGTAGCCAAAGATATGTCTGTCATCATTAAGAATCTTGAGCCCAAACAGGTCGAGGGTTCAGGTCAGACACAGCCACAGTTCACGATCTACGCTCCGCAATTCAGGGACGAGAGATCATTCGAGTTCATTCAGGTAACTGAATGATTGGAGAATAAACATGGCCGTAAAAGATGTAATCATCAAGCCCAAGCAAGTCGAAGTAGTTGAAGAATTTGTACCATTCGATCCTTGGTCTCCAGTATTGAAGAATAGTCCATCACTTCAGACTACAGAAGAACAAGAGTTGTATATTCGTGAGATTCTGGAAATCTGCTGCTCGGATTCAGCCTTTGCAAAGAAGGCATATCTAGCTCTTCAGCATATTTTGACTGGTGCAGCTCCTGAACCTCCAGTCCTCTCTAGTATCTCTCCTAACACTTCTGTTGTTGATTTGCCAGTCAGTCTAACAGTTACAGGAACTGGATTCACTTCTACATCAGTCATTCAGTTCAATGGACCTGCTGTCACTACATTTGTATCAGAGACATCTCTCACAGCTGAAGTTACAGCACCAGCTGCTGAAGGTGTGGTTCCAGTTACAGTAGATGTAGATGGAACTATCGTTGGACCTGTTGATTTCACTGTAACTCCTGTTGTTGGTGTACTGTCCTCTAAGTTGGGGGACAAGGATAAGAAGTAGTCCCTTCGGGACTATGGAGACATATCATGCCTACTCAACTCCTTCCAATCGGTCAGATGGTTACACTACTCCCTAATGTAGTGTATGCACTTCCAGCTGCAAAGACCACAGTCTTCACTACACATGCCACACCCACTCTTGAAGTGAGTAATGATTTCGCTTACACGTTTCCAGGAATCACTCTCACATTCACTAATGGACAGGCACTAGTGAGTGGTACGTTCGTTCGTACTGCTACATCAGGTGTGCAGATTAACTTGAAGCGAGATTAGTTTAGAGAAATATATGTATACACTTAAATCAGACCATGGTAAGTTCGCATCTGCTGAGGATGGTGGTGGACTTCCAGGTCAAATTATTGATGGTAGACCTACTGGACTCATGACTGCTACTAGAGATAGTACAGGAGCATGGGAACAATTCATGGTCTTCGAGTCAGATGACGCGGGCTCATATGGAATCCAGTCATGTCATGGATTCTATGCATGCTGTGAGAATGAGGGTAGAGATGGAATCATTGTATTCAATCGAACTGAAATTGGTGCGTGGGAGAAATTCATTCCACACATCAAAGAGAATGGAACTAAGGTAGCATTTGAAGCTGTATGTAGACCGGGTTACTTCATTAAAGTGTGGGGAGATGGGCGCGTATCTCTAGATCAGCCCATGTTTGAGGATAAGCCCTCACCAGATCCAGGAGGATATGAGACATTTACTATTGATCCTCCTATCTCCATCTTTACTCCAGGTACATCAGTAATTAAGGGTCAACTGCGTATCACCGAGGCAGGTTATGCAGATGATGCTGGTTCATTCCTTCCAATCGGTCTCCATGTAGGTGATCTATTCTCAGTCTTTGTACGTGATCCTGCTAAAGCTGAATCAATTGTTTCTACTGCTAGTTCAGCTGGATATCCTCTCATCCACTTTTGGATGAATCTCGGTACACTAGGTGATTATTGGTCTGGTAGAGAATGTGGTCCTGGTTACACGGATGACTTCTGGGGTCAGCTCTCTAGATTGGGTGATCTCCTAGATAAGTATGGAATGAAGGGTGGTTATAATCTTGGCGACTATGAACTCTATCCAGGTCAGTCTCATGGATCTTTCTTTGCAGAACTTGGACGCGCACTCAAGTCAAGGACGAATCAAACAGCCGCGTATGTGTTTGGTGGAAATGAAGCGTGGCAAACAGGTGCGAATAACAAGGAAGAGATTTCCGACGCACTCGAATCATTCACGGCGGAATGCTCGACCATCATAGTTACCACTACTGCACCTCCTAGTGAATCAGCACCAGATATTCAAGCATGGTGTGGTGGAGACTTCTATGCTATTCATGGTTTCCGTGGTAATGAGGACCATGATAGAATTCGTCACATCTTCTCAGTTCCATGGGAAGGACATCCACCATCTAAGTATGGTTGGCAGGATGAGCCTACAGGACCAGGAGATGAAGTATCAGTCAAGCCAGCACATTGTTATGAAGGGCGTGATGTTGACGCTAATCACATGTGCGCGTTGGCTGTACAGTCATTGATGTGCAATCAGGGATTCAATTACTTCTGTGGAGCTGGTGTAAAGTCTGACACTCCTCTAGATTCCTACGCAGGTTTCTATGAAGTCGCCAAAGTTAAAGCTATCGTACCAATCGACATTATGGGCTGGCCCGGAGTATTTCACTTTGGTTCTAGTCAATCCGGACAACGGGTATTTAGTCCGCTCGCAGAAGATACCCTTCGATTCGACCATAGGATCAGCCATGATGGATGTATATTTGGCATCTTCTATGGAGACCAGGGGCGCACTTATGCGAAGTGTGAACGCGCATGTTTCCTCTCATTAGTTCATTGGGATGGAACTATCTCAGAAGAGAAACAGTTCGATCTGTCTGAACAGATTAGTTTTGATTTCGTTAGATCAACCGGCGGTCAGCCTAATGGCTATACTGCCCAAGTCGTTATCGGTCGGTTGCGTTAATTTTTAGACAGGATAAGACAATGGGCATGTATGACACGATGGCTCAGAAAGGTGCAGCTATTGGACAAGCTGTACCACAAGTAGGTGGATCTAATGGTGGTTCTTTTGCTCAGAAACAAATGTTGCAGAAGAATCCCATGATGAAGCGTCCATCTATGTCTGCCTCTATGAAACAGCCTATGCAAGGCGCTCCTATTGGAACTCCACCACAGGGAATGAAACCTAATCCAATGACAGGTGCGCGTCCTGCACTCGGTCAAGCACAACCTGGTCAAATGGGATCTAATTCAATGCAACAGCAGAAGATGTTGCAGTTGAAGAACACGCAAGCTGCTGCAACAGGTGGAGCTATTGGTGGATCATACGATGAAATGGTGAAGTCTAATCCAATGCTCCAGAATGCTAGACAGACTGGCATAAATGCTGGTCAGGACATGAGTTGGATGGATAAACCTGGTGCCATCTCTCTTCCTCAGGGATATGGTCAGACTGCTCCAGATAGATCACAGTCAGGTTTGCAGCCACTTCAGACTCCATATGAACAGCAGATTCAGGCTAGTAAGCCTGATGCAGTAATGGGTGCAAGTCAAGCTGGTCCTGCAATTGGTGCAATGGGTCAGACATTTGGTAGAGAATTACAGGCTCCACCATTTACTGGTGAACAACCTGGATCTAATGGTTTCCAGTCCATGATGGAATCATATGGTGGGCAAAGACCTGATGTAATGGATCGTGGTATTGGTCCTTCTGCTCAAATGTTTGGTGGACAGCCTATGGATGAGATGCAGCAGGCACCAGTAGTAATGGATGAGAATGGATTGGAACCACGTAGGGGAGCTAGATAATGGATAGTATCCTTGGAAGGGCTATAGGTGGAAGTGGATTCCAGAAGAAATACACACCCTTGAGTACTGGAGAGATGCCCATTAATCCCAATCAGGGATCAAACTCCAATTCAGTGAGGCAGCCCGCGTATGATAGGGGTGACATGATTCTACCCGATGTAGATGGGTTCAATCGTGGCACAACTCGTCCATCTCTTGCTTCTATGCTAGCTCCACCTCCTTCTCCAATGATGGGTCCTCCTAATCCAATGGGTATGCCTCCTGGTATGCCTGTAGGTATGCCACCTCCATCTGTATCTCCAATGATGGGGCCACCTTCAGGTATGCCACCTAGAGGATTAGGTCCATCTGTTCCACCTATGGGTATGAATCCATCTGGTCCACAGATGAATCCACAGATGGGACCACCACCTAATCCAATGGGTGCGCGTCCTCCAATGAATCCAATGATGCGTAGGCCTCCTTATTAATTAATCATGCACGATCCTACTCTAAATAAGACTTTTCAGTCTAATGAATGGAGACCGTCTCCTAAACAGGAGCAGTTTCTTTCTTTACCTACTACAGTAAAAGAGGGGTTCTATGGAGGAGGAGCAGGTTCAGGAAAGTCCGACGTCTTACTATTGTATGGTATTGTCCATAGATGGCACGAGCACCCTAAGTTTAAACAAGTGTTCATGCGAAGAACCTACCCTGAACTGCGAAATGAGATCATTCCTCGATCCCGTGAACTTTATCGTAAATTTGGCGCAACTCTTAACAAAACTGAAATGTGTTGGACATTTCCACGTAGTGACCAATACGGTGGTACTGGCGGTACTAACGAAGGAGCAATGATCTTTTTAGGTCATTGTGAGAATGAAGATGATGTACACCAATATGACACGATGCAAATCTGTCTGTACACGCCAGACGAGCTTACTTCGATTACCGAATGGATCTACACTTACATTACATTTCAGCGAAATAGAGCGCCAAAGGATAGTGGACTTCCTTCAATTACACGCGCTGCCGGAATGCCGGGTGGAATTGGACACACTTGGACCTACAAGCGATTCATTAAACCCTATCCTAAGGGTGGAAAGATCATCCAGGGAAAAGGTGGAAACAAGCGAATCTACATCCACTCAACTCTAGAAGATAATCCACACATTGATCCTACTTACAAGCAGTCACTTCAGGGCATTACGATTGAAGCGGAACGTAAAGCCAAACTATTGGGTGATTGGGATGCCTATCAGGGGCAGGTATTCGACGAATTTCGTGATCGTAAGTTTGAAGACGAACCAGAAAATGCAATTCATGTCATCCCCGAGTTTGAAATTCCGTCATGGTGGCCGCGTATCGTCATAGGTGACTGGGGTTTCGCTGCAATGACATGGGTTGGATATGCTGCAATCTCTCCAAGTAAGCGCGTATATGTCTATCGAGAGCAAACATGGGTTAAAACCAAGATCGCAGAGTGGGCACCTCATGTTAAGCTATATATCGACAAAGAAAATCCACGTTTGGTTCGATTCTGCAAGTCTGCGGGTCAGGATAGAGGACAAGAACATACTATTCAGGAGCAGATTGAAGCAGAACTTGGAGTTTCTATTGAGTTATCCAACAATACCCCTGGAAGTAGGATCGCTGGTAAGCAACTTATACATGAATACCTACGGTGGCAGCCAAAACTAGTGAATGCACAGGAAATTGGACGATATGATGATGAATATGCGATGTGGATTCATCGAAATAGAGGTCTAGCTGAGTATAATTCATATCTCAACTCATTCAATCCAACTGAAGAAGAAACAAATATCCCTAAATTGCAGATTTTCGCTGGTGCATGTCCAGTTCTAGTCGAAGCTATCAAAGCATGTAGCTATGACAAACCAAAGGGAAACAAAGCAGCCGAAGACATCGCGGAATTCGATGGGGACGACCCAATTGATGGTCTGCGGTATCTTGTTGATGCAGCTGAAAGTTTCTTTGGAGAAGCGAATCAGGAATTTAAGCGAGTCGAAGCACAAGATAGACTTATACAACAGCTTAATCAGACACAGGATTGGACTGCCTTCTATCGAAACATGAAGAAGACAGAAACTGACGATGAGATTAAGCCTGTTGGTCGTTATCGTCATTAATTGTTGTCTAATGAGTGCGTGTGGTAAGTTCCGTATGCTCCCCAAGTGTGGAGACGGAATGCCAGCTAAGATTTTAACTCATCCTAAGTGTCCACCTAATGGAATTTGTGGATATACATGTCATCCAGATAGATGGGATCCTCCTAATGTGGAAACAGTTGATGTACAAGTGGTTCGGTCTTAGTGATGCTCCATGTGAGACCTGTGAGATTCTACGTGAGCAACTCCACAAGAGCGATGCTGAACGACGGGATCTTCTACAGCGTTTATTGGAACCAGCTAAGGCCGAACCACCCTCTGTTCAATCTGAGGAACATGTAGCTATCACTCCACCATTCACTCCGTGGCGTGTAAAACAGCAGATGTTGGAACAGGAAGATAGAGTTAAAGCTAAGTTGATGCGCGATCGCACTAAAGAGATTGCGGAACTCGAAAAGGAAGTGGGGATTAATTAATGCCTCAGAAAAAGAAGGGACTCGCGCCATCATGGGAAATTGAGCCCCTTCCTAGTCATGAGACTAGTTCTAAGGAGAAATATCCATTCAATTTGCCTATGTATGATGAAGTGAAGGATGAACCTCCTCCAATCATGAATTCTGATAAGGACTATCATCCAACTGATATGAGTGAGGGAGTATTGGAGAAACTCATTAAATTTGCTGCAAGTAAGAGTGGTAGTTCACTTAGGGATGATAAAGTATATCTCGAACAGTATCTTCATCCTGAAAGAGATATTATTCCTAAACAGCATTTGAGACCTAGTAATCTAAAGAAAATGCCAGATATGGAGTTCAGGCGTGTTCCAGATGAAACTCCACTTGCGGGAATGCCTGACTACCGTGTTCCTAATGTAGGTGGTTTGGGTAGGGCTACAATAACTAGTAATAAAGATTATGGTAGTATTTATGATATTTGGGATTTCGATACAGATGCACAATTAGTTGGTAACAGAAATAAGAATGGTCCACTAGCTAGTGCAGCAAATTGGGCTGCTAAGAAATTCATGCAAAATGTTGGAACTCCATTTGCTGTGTATGAACGGATTCCTAAAACTAATGAGGATGAAGATTACGATGAGTTTGGACAACCAAAGAAAAAGAAGGGGAAAAAGTAATGATTCAAATGATCGTCATTCTTGTCGTCCTAGGGTTCTGTCTCTATCTTGTGGAGACATATATTCCACTCTCTCCACCAGTTCAGATGCTCATTAGGGCTGTTGTAATCCTGTTCTCCATACTGTACATCCTTTCCATGTTTGGAATCATTAACATTCCTGTAAACCTCAGGTAGGTGTACAGTGGGCTTCTGGAATAAGCTAGGTAAGATAGCTCTTCAGGCCGCGCCATATGTGGCTGCTCCCTTCACAGGTGGAGCTAGTCTGATGGCTACTGGAGCTACGCAAAAGTTGGGTCAGAAATGGGCCGAACATGATGCCAAGAAAGCTATCGAGAAAGGAATCGCTCCTTCTAAATTCGACAAGTATCTTGGCATGGCTTCTGCTGGTGCTGGCCTCGGTAGCTTGGCATTCGGTGGAGCACTAGGCAGTCTGGGTAAAGCTGGTAGTGTTGGTGCGGGTGTAGGTAAGGGTGCTAGTCTTTCATCTATTGCTAACGCCGCACCTGCTGCAACTAAAGTAGGTGGATTTGCTGGTAATCTAGGTAAGATTGCATCTGCTGCTGCGGGTAAAAGTGGTAGTGGATGGACTGGTGCTATCGGTAAAGCTGTTGGTAATGCAGCTGCAAGTAAGGGTATTCCTACTGGTAATGGTGGATGGGAAGCTCAATTGGGTAATGTGTTATCTCAGGCTGCATCTACTCGAAATCCGTCTAGTGGTGGTCCGGTAGTTGAACAGAATAGGCCAATTCCACCTACTAATGGCGTAGCTAGTCCTGCTAGTCAGATGCCTGGAGCAGCACCTAGACCTAATCTGAGAAATTCCATCTTTGCAGGTAGGCAGGAAGCACTAATGAATCAGCCATTCCGTGCTGGATATAATACTAATATTCAGGGTCCGGAAGATGATAATGGTGTACCTTCAACCATTACTGCTACAATGCCAGCTATCTATCCTAACTTCACTCCTCCAATTCAGTCTCCTCAAGCTAGTGAATCGGGAGATGTGGATACAGGTAGTATTTTTGGAGATCAGTTGACTCCACGTATGCCGGCCATTAGGCGTCGTAAGCCAATTGAGGAAGAAGCATACTAATGGCTCGTGAATTGGATGACGCCACAAAAGATCTATTGAAGCAGCTCATCGACCACTTCGATGATGAAGATAGAGGAGTGCGCGATAGGCAGATTCGCACTTGGCGTAAACTCAAGCTGTTGTGGGAGAACGTACAGCACACCTACTACAGTGAGGTGGCGCATGATTGGCGTGTACCTGATTCGGGACAGGGTGATGATTCTGATCAGGGCTTTTACGACAAGCCGGTCAACATCTACCGGGCTTACCTTGAGTCAATCATTGCTGCTCTATCTGTCACTGTACCTCCTGTCACTTGCTACCCTGATGATGCTGATAATCCTCTCGACGTTACCACCGCTAAGGCTGGTAATAAGATAGCTGAACTAGTATTCAAGCATAATGATGCTCCTTTGTTTTGGTTACACGCGCTGTTCGTTCATGTCACTGAAGGAATGACAGCGTGCTACACCTACCCCGAAGCTAAGGAAGAATATGGCACATATGAGGAGAAGCAATATGAAGACGAACTAGTAGAGGAGAAGATATGCCCAATCTGCAAGATGAATATGACTGATCCATCCATCACTGAAGGACTACAGGATGAGTTTATGCCTGGTCCTGAAGATGCTGAAATGAATGCAGCCATTTATGATGGCCTTGAGATGTGCCCTAATTGTGCTGCTCAAATTGTTCCAGAAATTAGATCATTCACTGTTACCAATCTAGTCGGAGTCACTAAGCATCCTAAATCTCGTATTAAGATGGAAGTGTATGGTGGTCTATTCGTTAAGGTCCCAGTATGGGCACGTAACCAGGGTGAATGTAGTTACCTTATCTATTCTTATGAGACGCATTGGGCTAATGTACTCGAAGAGTATCCAGAACTCAAAGAAAAAATCACTAAAGGTGGTGCTACATACGACCTCTATGAACAGTGGGGCCGTACTAGTCCACAGTATCATGGCGAACATCCGTTAAATAACATCACATGCCGAAATGCATGGTTCCGTCCATGTGCATATAATATCTTGAAGGAAGAGGAGATAGCTTCATTGAAGAAGCAGTTTCCTGATGGAGTCAAGTGCGTAGTAGTCAATGATTTGGTTGCAGATGGAATCAATGCTAAGTTAGATGATAGTTGGACTCTTACCTATAATCCACTGTCGGATTATATTCATTTTGATCCAATTGGTCTACTCCTTACGTCAGTTCAGGACATTACGAATGACCTAATCAGTCTAGTACTGCAGACAGTTGAACATGGGATTCCTCAGACATTCGCTGATCCTAAGGTATTGAACTTTAATGCGTATCGCAATGCTGAAGTTATCCCAGGTGGTATCTATCCGGCCACCCCTAAGTCTGGTAAGCCTCTGAGTGAAGGTTTCTATGAGGTTAAGACTGCTACACTCAGTCAGGAAGTCCTACCATTTGCCCAGAAAGTACAGGAGATGGGACAGATGGTATCTGGGGCTTTGCCTAGTCTGTTTGGTGGTCAGATGTCTGGTAGTCGTACTGCTTCTGAATACTCTATGAGTAGGGCACAGGCTCTACAGAGGCTTCAGGGCACTTGGAAGATGCTTCTACTGTGGTGGAAGCAGGTATTCGGTAAAGTCATCCCAATGTACATCAAGGAAATGAGGGATGATGAGAAGCAAGTCAAGAAAGATGAGTTTGGAAACTTCGTCAATGTGTTTGTGCGTATGGCTGAACTTCAGGGTAAGATTGGTTCAGTAGAACTTGAGGCTAATGAGAATCTTCCAATCACTTGGAATCAGCAGAAAGATGCCATTATGGAGTTGTTCGGTATGAACAATGAATCCATTATGGCTACTCTCTTGTCACCTGATAACATGCCCTTCATTAAACGGGCTATTGGTCTTAATGATTACGTAATTCCAGGTGAAGACGATAGACAGAAGCAGTATGAAGAAATTCAGCTGTTGATTAACTCTGAACCAATTGAAATGCCACCTGATCCAATGATGGAACAGGAAGCAATGATGATGGGTATGCCGCCTCCTCCACCTATGCGTCTACCATCCATTGAAGCGAATATGGATGTAGACAATCATGAATTGGAAGCTGATATTTGCCGTCGTTGGTTGGTATCTGATGCAGGTAGACTATGCAAGATGGAGAATCCACTCGGATATGAGAATGTCCTATTGCACATGAAGATGCACAAGGACATTATTATGCAGCAGCAAATGATGCAAATGCAGCAGCAAATGCAGCAACAGGGTCAGGCTCCACCCCCAAAGGGGCCTCAGGCTAGCACTGGTGAACAAATGCAGGATGGTCAAGCCGAACCGACTGTTCAGTGATTGACCTCCTAAGGAAAAGGAACAATGAACCTACAGTTCAGTAAATTTTATTCTCCTGATGGTGGAACTGGTACATCTTCTCCGGATGCAACTGGAGATTCGTCAGATCTAGATACATTCGAACTATTGAATGTTGAGGAAGAACCTGAAAAGGTAGAACCTATTGAACTAGGGGATGAAGATGAATCATCTGATTCTCCATCTGATGAAGAAGAGGAAGAAGATCCAATTAAGGAGCTTGAAGAGGAACTCAAGCCTCCTACTGAAGAAGATCTTGAACTAACTACTCCTGTTCGACGTAAGGAGATTCTTGCTAAATATCCTACTCTATTTAAAGATTTTCCTTATCTTGAAAAGGCGTATTATAGGGAACAGCAGTTTACGGAAGTATTCCCGACTATACAGGATGCGCGCATCTCAGCAGAGAAGGCAAACATTCTAGATCAGGCTGAACGACAGGTGATGAATGGTGACATCACTATGTTCCTTCAGGCTGCTAAGGCAGAAGATCAGGACGCATTCAATAAAATCGCTGACAATTATCTTCCTACACTGAGGAAGGTAGACCAGCAGGCTTACTACCATGTGCTTGGTAATGTCATTAAAGACACTATCATCACTATGGTTCGGGAGGGTCGTAATCTAGGAGATCAGGGTGCGCCTCTAACTGCTGCTGCGAATGTATTGAACCAGTTTATCTTTGGTTCACAGCAGTTTACGCCACCTAATCGTCTATCTAAACCTGTTAATCCAGAGGTTCAGCAGGCAAATCAGCAGATTCAGCATCAGAAACAACAGCAAGTGATGCACGCCTTCACTAATGTGAGGGATGACTTGCAGGTCAAGGCTGATAATGTGCTGAAGTCCACGATTGACGGACATATTGATCCTAATGGGTCTATGTCTGATTACGTGAAGACTCATGCTACTACTGAAGCTTTTGATAAATTGGAGACCTTGATTAGTCAGGATACGCGGTTCAGGGGTTTGTTGGACAAACTCTGGGAGCGCGCATTCAGGTCAGGGTTTGATAAGGAATCCACTGATCGTATCAAATCTGCGTATCTCTCTAAGGCGAAGACGCTTTTGCCAAGCGTAATCAAATCGGCACGCAGTAACGCCTTGAAGGGTGTGCAGCCTAGTAATGTAGACCTTATGGCTTCTAAGAAGAGCCCAATTAAACCTGGCCGATCCACAGCCCCATCTAGTGGAAAGTATCGTAAAGCCTCGGATATTCCGCGAGGAATGTCTACACTCGATGTGTTAATGAAGGATTAGTCAGGAGACTAACATGGCAGTTGTTGAATCTCAGGTAGCAGCACTCGAACTCGAACACGTCATCCCGAAGGTGCGTGTACTGTTCGATCGTGATGACAAGTTCTACGCGAACATCAAGAAGCGTGATGTGGAGAAGATCTCCCATCGCCAGATGCGCGTGCCTTTGGAACTTCGCCCCGGAGGTAGTTTCCAGTACTTCAATCCAGATGGTGGTGATCTGGGTCGAGGTGGTGGGCCTACTTTCGACAAGGCTGTACTCAATTGTGTTTTCGCATCTGAAAACATTGAGTACACGAAGCTGACTCAGTGGGCTACTGATGATGCTCGTAAGGCTATTGTGAATTCTGTACGTCGTCTGACTGCTACGGCACTCGATGAGTTGCGTAGGCAGCTTGATTCTCAGATGATGCAGGTTGGTGATGGTGTTGTGGGTATCGTTACTACTGATACTCCTACTGCATCTACCAATGTTCTCACCTTGACGACTGATGGTTTCGGTGCGCGTCTGGTGCGATATGGGCAGATGATTCAGATTTGGGATACTGCTCTCACTGCTGCCAAGGGTGCTGGTGTTATCACTCAGTGGGATGTAGAGAATAAGACCATCTCTGTATCTCCCGCATCAGGTACCGCAGTAGCAGGTGTAATCGCTGGTGATAAGATTGTTGTTGCTGGTATCACTGCTCCTGCTTCACTTCCTGCATTGTATGGTGTACCGTATCACCACAGCAATGCTAGTGCAGGTACATGGCTTGGTTTCTCTCGCTCTACTACGCCAGAGATTCGTGCCAACCGTGTAAATGCTGGAGGCGCCGCACTTACACTTCCTCTCCCACGTCTCGCCATCAACAAGATTGGCAACCGTGTGGGTATTGACAATAACTTCAATCCGACTGCATGGCTCCACCCGTGCCAGATGCAGGCGTATGAAGAGATTGGTCAGTTGGTGAGCATCATTCAGAAGACTGCTAAGGAAGAGTCTCTGAACATGTACTTCGGCAGTAACATGCAGCTTGCTGGTGCTGGAGTTAAGCCTAGCTATAACTGGGATAAGACTCGTATCGACTTCATTGTCGATGAAGTGTGGGGTCGTGGAGAGATTCTCCCCATCGGCTTCTACACTACTGATGGTCGGAAGATTTTCGAGCTGCGTGGACCGTCTGGTGGAGTAGCCGCGGCTGAAATCTTCTACATGGTTGTGGGTATGCAGACATTCGTGTCTAATCCCGCTGCCTGCTCCTACATCGACAACTTGGCAGTTCCAGTCGGCTATTAGTGTTAAGTTAAACTTGTGGGTGGATGCTCGGTTGGGCTTACGTGTCACATTCATACTCCCTCACGTAAGAAGCTAGCATCCACCTACTCTTTCATGGCGGTGGTGGGGAAAGAGGCTCAAGATGATTCCAGGAACAGTTAGTAAACTTAGTGAACAGGTAGTCGTAGCAGCAGATAAGATTTTTGCTAAAACAGATGTCATAGTTGTTACCGGCACCACGCCGATTAACACTATTGTTCCTGCTTTTGGCAGAAATTTTGCGGGACTGCTATTTGTAGTTGCTTCCGGTACTATCGTAACTCTTGGTGCTGCAGGTAACATTCAAGCAGGTGCTTCAATACCTGTAAATCGTGTGGCAATTCTTGTATTCGTCAAGGCTGCCGGTGTATGGGCTGTTAACACGACTCCATAATCATGGAAAACATCACTTCTCTGAATCAGCAGCTCATTGACCACTTTGGTCTCGATACTGCATCGACAAAACCTATCTTCAGGATAGTATGGGCTAATGATCAATTAGAGAAACGATTGATGCATACTCTCGACAGCGGGATAGAGCTACTCCATCCCGTTGTTCGAGAGGTGCGTAAGTACAGTTACATCAAGGACGCACATGTTCTTGAAAGGCTTGTCATAGTACCAGATTTTCAACGAGAAGAACTCGCTGATGTGAAGTTGTCTTATGAGCCTATCTGGGTGTATGTAGATGCAAGTGGTAATCCACTTCCACCCAAATGGGAACCAACGAAGCTCATAATTGATACACTTTACGCGGCGATGGGTAGATCTAGTCTCAGGAAATATGTGGATTTGGAAGAAAACACTACTCCTGAGGGTAGAGAACAGCATATCACTAAGTTGCATGAAGAGTTGTTCGGTAATGAAACCGATACAGGTGATGCCCTCCGATATAAGGAAGGTGTCACAGTTCCTAACAGCTACAAGGGAGTAAACTAATGAGTATGGTGGGTGAATTTCCCGGACTTCAGAACAATAATCGACGGACTATTCGTGCATCAGTTAATCCTCTTGATAAATCGACCATTGTGTCGATTATGCCCAAAGAGATTCATGAGCGAAAGCCCACAATCCAGCCGGGATTCTTTGATATGGGACCTGGTAGTTTTGATTCTCCTAGCATTCTGGTTGTTGGCCCATCTAGCTGGTGGAAAGAGATAGATGAGAACCAGCCACTTCTAGAAATTCCAGTTAGTTCCATTCAAATCGCTGATAGTGTCGTCAAGGACTATCTGAATGGTCTTCTTGCCGCAAATATGGATGACATGATGCCGGGATTGTTCTATGTACCTGGTGAATATGATGTAACAAGGCTGAAGAAGGAACATATGCCTCTCCTTATGAAGGCTAGAGAGAATCAGAGAAAGTGGTACATGGAATTGGTTCGTATCGCAGATATTCTGTGGTCACGAAGCAATGGAAATCCACTCTCTATTTCTACTGACGCTAGATTGGCATGTGAGGAATTGAATATTTCTAGTAAGCCGTGGTTGGGTGATCATCAGACCGCTGAACTAGTACGTTGTATTGCATGTGGTTCGTTGCGTAACGGCGCGTATCCCATCTGCCAGACTTGCAAGGCTGTTGCAGATCCTGAATTGGCTAAGAAGCTCAATCTCACCTTTGTTCAGTGATTTAGGAAGGAAACAGAATCATGCCTCACACAGCTACAGTTACGGCGAAGATTGGTCCGGATCGCGTCAATACGGCAGTTGCACATCCTAATGTAATGGGTGTGTTCTTTGACTTCCGAGATAACAGTCTTCAGTTGACTCTCGATCCTCCTAATGCAGCAGTACCAGTACACACTACTAACTTGATCAAGGATTATGATCTTGTTGGTAAGACTACTGTTACTTGCACCATCACCAATGGTAACTTCGCCTTTGTAATCTCGTAGGGGGTATCATGGCAGCTGGTGATGCGCCAATTGGACGACTCTATGTATTCGCCAAATGTGGTCCTGGTTTGGAGGCAGATGCCGTAACTGCAACTGCAGTCATGAATATGGAGTTTGATTTTGAACACTGTGTTCTCCGAATTAGAGGTCATCTCAATACTCCTCAAAATCTGGGTGGTGCTCAGATTAGTGTGGGCAGCCATATTCGGGAATTTGATTTGAGGAGTGTTAACTTTATTGCTTGTGATACTACTGGAGGGATCTTCAATTTCCACATTAGTGACGTAGTATAGGAGGAGACATGGCAACCACTACTACAGATGTTACTGCCAAAGAAGTAATGGATCGTAGTGCTGTGCTCATGAATGATCCCACTAAAACTGATTATACATATGTTGTACTGATTCCATTTCTAAAAATGGCATTAGATGAAATGTTTCAGTCTCTAATGGATAGTCAAGTCTCTCCAACACTATTGTCTCCTGGATTGATTACTGTTCCCAAAGGTGAGGGTTTTATTCGTTCACCCTCTGCTGTAACTGGACCTCTGTATCCAGCTGACTTAGTGGAAATTCAGGGATTATCTGAAAGACTAGCAGGAACTAATGATCCATTTACCCCAATGATTAGAACAGAATTTATTAAGGAAGCACTTCCCGCTGAGAAATTTACATATTGGGCGTGGGAAGACCAAATGATTAGAGTTATTGCAGCAACTACTGATCGTGAACTTCTATTGAGATACATTGGAAATCGTGGAATATATGATATTACACCAGATACTGTAATTGGAACTGGTACTATCAATTCAATGACATTTCTAGCCTATAAGACTGCTGCATACGCGGCTCAATTCGTAGGAGAGAATGTTGAGCGCGCAGCCATTCTTGATGCTAAGGCTGAACAAGCACTAGAGAAGATGGAAAGCATCAGTAACAAGGGCAGACAGCAAATTATGACTCGACACAGGCCATTCAGGGCTGCATATAAGGCGCGTGGAGGCTGGTAATGGGTAAGGTTAGAGGACATGAGCCCTTTGTAATTGAAGAATTCAATGGACTCTGGTCTAGAGGAGATGATGAATCATGTCCAGCTGACCATATGTTGTTGGCAACTAATATTCAATTCATTCATTCAGGAATTGAGACTCGTCAGGCTGCTGCTCCTTATGCACCCTCACTAATTCCCGGAATTGATCTTACTAAAATTCTCCGCGTCTATAATTATAATACACAAACTGGTCAGACCTTCCTTGTATTGACAGAGGGAGGTAAACTCTATCATGTAATAAGTCCAACTGAGGTATATCTTATTCTTACTATTGGTCCTAAAGCTACTGCACCAACACATAATGGAATGGAAGATTTTGGATTCATTTCAATAGCTGGTAGAGCTTATATTACTCCATTTCATACTATTCCTGATGCGGCAGGTACAAACTATTCTCTAGGACTTCCTGGGGAATTTGTCTATGTATACTATCGTCCGCCCGGTACAGCTGTTGGAACTACAATACCAGCACGTCCTGCTGCTGGTGTGCCTCCTTCAATTAGTTTTAGTGGAACTTTTTATGTAAATAAACCATTTCTGGCATATACTAGTCAAATTGCAGGTACGGTTACTCAGGGACATCATGCATTTGCAGTAACATTTACTGGTGCTGGTGATGTTGCTGGATTAATTGGTCCACAAGCACCTGCTGTAGCACATGCACCGGGCAATAAATCAATTCAATTAACTAATATTCCAGTTGGACCCATTGGTACAATAGGTATGAAGCTTTATATGACTAAGGCTAATACTTATGTTCCAGGTTCAATGGCTGGATTCTTTAAAGTTATTGATCTTCCCACCCATACTCCTAATTTCATAGTTGATATTACCGATGTAAGTCTTACTGAGGCATATGTAGCTGGTACTTATGGTCCCCCTGTTAAAATTGGACTACAAGTAGAAAATGTAATTGCACCCTTAACTACTCCACCTACTATCTATTTTTGCGATCTTGGATTCCATCTGGTCGGTGTAGTATTTGAAACTGATACAGGTTATCTAAGTGCTCCCGGACCCGAGTTTTTTGGGGGACAGACATATATAAATGAGAGTTATGGAGTCAAGGTTAGTAATATTCCAGTTGGGCCTGCTGGAAGTGGTGTCATCAAAAGACATCTAATATCAACTAAGACAATTCCTGAGTACAACGGAGATCAGAAAGGGTATCAGTTCTTCTTTATCCCAGGTGGTACGATAGAGAATAATACTGATACAACGAAGACAGTTAGTTATTATGATTCTGATCTGGTAGCTGATGCATCTCACTTGACGGAGAACTTTGCTAAAATTCCAGCAGGAGTAGCATTAGGTGAATATCATGCTCGTATGGTACTTGTAGGAGATCCTAGCTATCCTAAAAAGGCAGATGGTATTACAGATGATATCCTTAAGCCTGATAACAGGTCAATTGCATGGGTAAGTGCAGCAGGTGAACCTGAAGCAATCAATCAAGTTGATGGTCTAATTATCACACCACTAGATGGAAATCCACTCACTCATTCTGAGACCTTTCGTGACGTTCTTTATCTATTTAAGTCAACTCGTACCTATTCTGTTGTAGATAATGAAGATGAACCTACTACGTGGGGACCTGTAGAAACCGTAGATGAGGGCATCGGTTGTCCTGTACATGGAGTAGCTGAAGTACTGGATTCTGGTGGTGTTAACATTGACTATTTGATTACAGCTAGTCAGTCTGGATTGATGCTGTTCAATGGTACATATGCGCGACCAGAATTGAGTTGGAAGATTGAAAACATTTGGAATCACTTTAATAAAAATAACTTCCATAAAATTCAACTAGTCAATGATTCAATTAATAAGAAACTATGGATGACATTTCCTGATGATTTGAACAATCTATTACTTGCCGACTACTCAAATGGATTGAATCCTAAGGATATTCGATGGGCATTGTGGGACTTTGAGAGACCAATTATCAATTCAATTGTCCTGTATAAAACAAATAAACTGGTACTTGGTACTAAGATAGATCAATTAACTCATCTTCGAGAAAATATTATGATGGTGCGTAGTAAGGCATGGCCCCCTGCTAATGACAGTGGCTATCCTTCTGATATTACTCCGCCTCCATATGATAAGTTTCCCGGTCTAGGTGGTGGACCATTTATACCTGGTCTCGGGGGAGGATTAACTATATTAGATCCTGATAATAATGCAAAACATGATGTGTTTCTAGATAGTGGTGGTTCATCTCTGAGTTTTGCAATTCGGGTAAATCTCCGTACCGCTTTCTTGGGAGGATAATGTGGCTAAAGGAGCTATCTCAAGTGAGGGGTCAAGTGGAGAAAACATTCAACACTTCTCAACATTACGGATTAGGATGGTTGGAACTGGTGATTTGCTGGCAGTAGTGCATTCAATGGATTATGTGAAACAAAAGGAACTGCTAGCACTGCATATATTTGATAAGACTAGAGTTCAACCAAATAGAATTGTAAACTTTGTAGAGCAGAGAGCATCATTTGAGTTTGCTCATGTAACGATGGATGAATTTGTTAAGATTAATCGAATTGTAATTTACATGAAGGAAATCTATACTTCTCATCCAGGTGCATAATGGCTTTCCAGAGACCTAAAGTCCAGCCCGGATTTGCTGACCTGAAGGCCATTCTAGCTCAGACTCAACTGGATGAGACTAGCTATCAGTTGTTGCAGACTCTTATTGAGCGGTTGACTCAGTATCAGCGAGTACTGAATACTCAATTAGAGGATATAGGTAGTGGAGAAAAGGGTGATAAAGGAGATAAGGGAGATCCAGGTACTGGTGTAGTTATCAAAGGTAGTGTACCTGATAGTGGTAGTCTACCTCCTACTGGTAATACACCGGGTGATGGGTACATTACTGAAGATGATGGTCATCTCTGGGTATGGGATGGTGATTCATGGGTTGATGCAGGCTTAATTCAGGGGCCTCCCGGAGATACAGGTCCGGCAGGCCCTCCCGGTCCTATAGGTCCTGAGGGTCCAGCATCTACAGTACCAGGACCACCCGGAGCTACAGGTCCCACTGGTCCTACAGGAGCTACTGGTCCACAAGGTATTCAAGGAGTACCCGGTCCTGAAGGTCCGGAAGGTGATCCATCTACTGTTCCCGGACCAGAAGGGCCACAAGGTCCAATAGGGCCTCAGGGACCACAGGGTATACAGGGTCCAATAGGTCCATCTCCTACACTAGTTGAAACATTCATTACTAAAGATGATAATCGAGTTACTCTTCCTAATTCATGGAGACTAGCTGCTGGAGGTGGATTATTTCTTGGTTATACTAATGGTATTGCAACTGTTAGTCTAATCGGAGGTACTGCAACTCCAACATTACATGCAACCACACATCAGCCAGGTGGATCAGATCCAATGGCTGTTGATGCAGTTCCTACTACAGGTAGTCTGAGAACACTAGGTACCGGATCGAATCAGGCAGCAGCAGGTAATGATCCTAGATTCTCAGGTGCCCCAGGTGCGCATCAGGCTACGCATCAATTCGGTGCAGCTGATGAACTGGCAAATAATGCATGGCTGAATCAGGCTAATGTATTTACTGCTGCTAATAAGTTCAATGAGGATATTACTACCGATACTGCTAATATTAAAATCAATTTCGGTCAGACATCATTTTCTCAGCGATTAAGTATTGGTGAAGCTGCTACATCTCTAGCACCTGCTATATTTCAATCAGGTGAAGCAGGGATTAATGCAGGTCATGTTGTTATTTCTAATAACTATTATTCAGTAACTGGTGCTGCTAGTGGACGAGCCAATACAACTATTGGTGGTTCATATATGGTATTAGCAAGTAATGCCTTAGCTTTGACTGGAATTAATTCTGCTGGAGTATTTAGTGAATTTATTTCAATGAATCCCTCTCAAGTAAATGTTACTCCTCCATTAACTCAATTTGGTACTATAGCAGGTAATGCTCAAATTAGATTAGTTGCTGCTGATCTTGGCTTTATTTCATTTTTTGGTGGTGGGATTCAAAAGGGAGCTATTCAGAGTAATAATGCTTCTCTTTATTATGATCAAGTTCGACATGCATTTAGAAATAGAGATGCTAGTGCTGTATATGCTGAAATTTATAATGGAGGAATGAGTCTATATGGAGCTCTTGATTTAACTGGTAATATAACTACATCAGGTTCACTCATTAGTACTAATACTGAAGGTCTATATGTTCGAGGTAATGGATCTGCAAAAATTCATATCCGTAATACTGCTCAGCCTGCTGGAGCACAAACTCATGTAATTTTAGAATATAATCAGGCTCTATATATCATTCCAACAGATGATGCGGGCACGCTTCCAACTGCGGGTGACTGGGCTCGTTCTCTTACTGTTGGTAGAGATGGTAGTGTTAATATTGGAATAAATGGATTTAAATGTGAAAAACTTATGCAAGGTGGAGTTGGACTAGATCATGGTTATTATATTCCAACAGTAGTTAATGGACCTGCTGTAAATGTATATTCAAATTATGGTGCAACATGGATGAGAGTAGGTAATTGTGTAACTGTTGCGGGTAGAATAGATATAACTGTTACAGCTGCGGCTGGTGCATACTTTAGTCTATCTCTACCAATTGCATCTCCTTCTTTGGCTGCTGGTGCAGGTTATATAGGTGGTACATACTCAGGTGGAGGAGATTCAGGTTTTGCTGCAACTCATCCTAATGGAATGGTTTTCAATATAGGTGCTAAATTATTTTCTTCTTTTGCGGCATCCTACACTTTCACGTATCTAGTCTATTAAGGAGATAACATGGCCGTAGAAGTTTCAGTCAAACAGATGGGATTGACACGCGACATAGGGCCAGGTGGATTCATGGAACGTGTCCAGGCTATGCTAGCGCGTGTAGCTAGTGTAGTCCTTGAAGAATCAGGTGGTACACCATACCATCAGTCTCGTGCATTCTATGCGCAGAGAGTAATCAATGCGCCTGCACAAACAGCTACTCAGGCTGGTCCAGTAGTTGTAATGGGTGTCAATATCGTGGCTGCAACTACATACGATGAAGCCACTAAGACATCAGTATGCACCGCCGCAGATATTGATTTGGAATCACAGATCACTACTCTGTGGAATGCTCTCGCTGGTATCGACACTCCGAGTTAAGAGGTGACATATGGCTGCTCCCCGTAATGCAGTAACAGACATGCAGAATTACCAGCAGCAGCGATATGAGAGTCAAATAGACCCTTTTATTGAAGCAGCTGGATACAACTATGGGCGTGGTTCCGAAACTGATTTCGGTAATCAAGCCGATATTATGAATATGTATCGCTCCATTGCGAGTGGTGCAGGTTCAGCTACTCCCGGTGCTGGAGGTGGGGGTGGTGGTGGTGATGGTAGTTATGGTGCAGAAAGTTGGAGTCCAAATCTAATTCAGTACAATGATCCTTTCAATTCATATGCTGGATATGAAGGATTCAGTAAAACTGGTGGATATTCACCTGAAGATATCTCTAATTTAAGAGCAAGAGGAACTGCTCCAATTAGAGCAGCTTATGCCAATGCGGAGAGAGAAGTAGCCAGACAGCGTTCACTTCAGGGTGGTTATTCCCCTAATGCTATGGCACTTCAAGCGCGTATGGCCCGTGAGCAGGGTCAGCTAGGTGCTGATGCTATGCAGAATGTTGAAGCTGGTATGGTTGATACCAGAAATGCAAATAAGTTTAAGGGTCTAGAAGGCATGACTGATGTCGAGAAACAGCGTCTAGCTGGTGATCTCGATGTCCAGAAGTACAATGCTAGTGCTAAGAATTCTGCCGCATCATCAAATGCAAGTGCGCGTAATGCAGCGGCTGCGGGTAGTGCATCTAACGCACTCGCATCGGCAGCAGCTAGTAGAAACGATCAGTTCAAAGCATTACAGGGTATGACTAATCTCTATGGTACCACTCCCGGTATGAGTCAGCTATTTGGTCAGCAGACTCTATCAGCAATCGGTCAGAGTGGTACACAGGGTGGTAATCAGGTAGCTAATACTTACAATGCACAGCAGCTACCAGGCCAGTATGAACAGACTATGGGTAGAGTCAAGGATGTAGTTGATACGGTCAGCAGAGTAGCTAATCCTCTGTGGGATCAGTATCAGCAGTCTAAGAAGAAGCCTGAAACTACTCAGCCCATTGTGGGTACTAATCCTGGATTCGGTAATGTACCTTCTGCTCCTAGGAAGCCATAATGTCTAACGCACAGAGACTCCGAACCCAGTCATTGTTCGACAACTATGACCAGTTGACTCCTGGTGCTGGTCAGCGGTTGGAATACGGAGATGAAGATAGTAATCCATCATCTCCCTATACACCTGGTCCTACTAGTTCAGGACTAGAACAGGTAGGTAATCAGCAGGATAGGGATGCTGTGTTGGGGCCTGATGGACGTCCATTACAGGATTCCAACATTCAAGCTCCCACTATCGCGGCTCCTAAGGTAGATCCCAATACTGGTAGAACTCTACAGGATTACCTTAAGCAAATGAATGAGGCGTACACGCCTGATTATACCTCACGAGATAGACTTAATAAGCTATTGGATGAAGCTCCAACT